GACATCAGAGAACAACTGAGGATTTAATCGGCATGGCAACGAGTCCTGAGTTAATCAAGATGGATAATGGAAAGACCGCTGTTAAGATGCTGGCAACAGTATCTAACAAATATGGTCGCGGTCAAGAGGTAATGAATAAAGTCAAGGACGGTGATATGACGCATGTTAGTATTGATTGGTTCTCAAACGATATTGATGTCATGGGCGATACATTCGCTACAAAAATTCGTCCGACAGAGGTAAGTTTCATTGACAATGAAAAGATGGACCCAGTCTGTAAGGAATGTACTATAGAAACGAAATGTGATTCACAAGAACCGGAAGACGACCACGACTGTGGTTGTGGTGGCCAAGAAGGAGATTGTGGATGTAAGTCAGAAAACACAGAGGTAAATATGTCAGAAGAGACAAAAGAAACAACTGTAAAGTCCGACGCAGAAAGCATTGTCGAACGCGAGTTCGCTTCATTACGCACACAACTTGAAGAAATGTCTGCATCTAAAAAAGAAATCGAGTCAGAATTCAAAGCAGCTATGAAAGAATTAGAAACTTTCAAGAAAGCAGAAGAAGACAGATTACTTAAAGAAGCAGAAGCTCGAAAAGTTGAAACAGTAGAAGCAATTATATCCAGAGAGGTTCTCTTCGGTACTATCGAAGAAACTAAAAAGGATGCTCGTGTAGAGGAACTATCTGCATGGGACGAATCCAGATTGACTGGATTTAGCGACGCTTTAGCAGCAATGCCAGAGCCAAGCAACGATGTCGAAAGGTCTTTCGGTAAAGGTAAATCAGCTGATGAAGGTGAAGTACCAGAAACAGAAAGAAAGTTCGGTATGAAAATGGTCGATGGAAAAATAAAATTGAACAAAGACTATTACCTAGAGAATAGAGGTGAATAAATATGGCAACAGAAATTTTAGTAAATGACGGTGGCGCACCAGCAAGGATTCTTCCTTTTACAGCTGGAGCCGACCTATCAGGAGGACATGCTGTAATCATGAGTGGAGACGGTTTCGTAGACCCAGCAACAGCTGCGGCTACTAACGTTATCGGATTCGCTTTTACAGATGCAACTAGTGGAAACAACTGCTCAGTTATTACAGGTAAAGGAGTAGTATTAAATGCTTACGTATCAGGCACAGCCGCAAGCGGTGCTTTGTTACAAGTCGAAGCAGCCGGAGACTTAAAGGCCGGAACCACAGCAGATGCAGGAGTAGCAGTTATGTTAGGCAACGATACAGGAGGAGCAGCAGCCCTACGGCCTGTTCTAACCGGATAAGGTGATTTAAATGGTCGATGCAACACCCGGTATACTAACAAGCCTTAACACTGGTTCATACGCCAACACTGGCGGCTCCGGTGAAAGAGTTCTTATTGACTACAAAGATGCTATTATGGATTACAAGGTCACAGACCTTCCAGTTATGCAATTCTTTGCAGACCCAATGACAACTGATACAGGCGGTAATATTGATATTACTTTCGCAAAACCATCCATGGCGATGGAACAAATAGATGAAGGAAACACTCCTCAATACCAACACACTAAACTACGCTCCGAGAGAGTAGCAGTTAAAGAGTGGGGTCTTGCAGTAGGTGTTACCCGCAGAATGATTGAAGATTCAAGATTCAACGAAGTAGAAATGGCTTTGAATGAAGCTCGCCGAGCCGTAGACAGACATATGACACAACACGTCATTAATGTTATGTTCGGTTTGGGTTCAGCTGATTTCGGAACAGGTGTCAGCAACTCTGATATTGATGCTTCCACAGCAGAATCTGCAATCACAAACTTCACAAACTGTCCAAACGGCGGTTTCTTCGGTACAGGAGCAACTTTCGATGGACGTTTAGACGACTATGCAAACCAAGGTGTAACCATCTTACAAGCAGCAGACGGTTATAATGCTGACACAGTATCAGGCGTAGGAGCTGTATCTTTAACAGATATTTCCTCAGCTATTACTCGTATGTCAAAGCACGGATACAATGCAACACACTTGTTCTTGTCCCCTGCTCATTATGAGAATCTGTTGAAGATGGCTGATTTCACCGCAGTGTTTAGTTCAGCAATGGCAGCTACCCCCGTATCTGGTGGTAATGTTATGCCGACTGACGCAGGAAGCGAAAACCCATTCGGGCGAATGCTTTCTACTGGTGGATTGGTAGGACAACTTTATGGATTGAATGTCGTTGTAAACGCATGGGTTCCTCAAACCAGAATGGGAATATTCGATTTGAGTACTAAACCTATGGCTTATGTCGAGAGACGTCCTCTAACAGTTGAAGAAGCAAATCCCGGATTCGGAATTGTCGGTTCATACATGTCTATGAGATATGGATTAAAAATCGTCAGACCTGAAGCTGGACAAATTATAATTAGCGCAGCTTAGACTGAATAAGTTTTAATTATAAAAAGGTACGGGGAGAACCTTAATCTCCCCAATCATTTTTATTAGGTCGTAAAAGAATGACGAAGTTCGATAAATTATTTAACAGTTTAGCAATGAATGCAAACAACCGCAAAATCGAAACAACAGCGTCAGATAGTCCTAATTATTACGTTACTGGGGCAGCTTTAGATAACGATACTGATATTCTCACATTATCTCGTAATGGAGGACTTGGTTCTGTTCAAGTTGACCTTTCACATTTAGCAGGAGGAGGTACAGGAACTAAATATCCTACTGCACTAGCTTATTCATCAGCTACTAAACTTTTTACTCTTACTCTTGCAGACTCTAGTACTGTAGTTCAATCTGTTCCCAACATGAGGGTATTTGGAGACCAGATTGCATTAAGTGGTACTAATCGAGGAACGATTGACCTTTATGAAAAGAGTGTAAACGGTAATGCATATGTTTCTATACGTGCTCCTGATGATATGGGTACAGACCCTGCTTATGTTTTAGAACTTCCTACAACAGATGGAAATAGTGGACAGTATTTAATAAGCGATGGTGGTGGTGTATTATCATGGGCAACACCTACCGATGCTAATTATTATGTAACAGGAGGTACTTATTCTGCTGGTAGTATTGCTTTTAGTGGTACAACTGGGTTTTCAAATTTTAGTGTAACAGGTCTTCCACAAGGAGATGTTACAGGAGGGGGTGCAGATAACCGCCTCGCACACTGGACATCAGCTTCAAATGTAACAGGCACAACAGGTTTAACTTACGATACATCAACAGACATATTAAAACTTACATCTTCTCAGGCATATGTAAGTACACCATTCCCCAAACTTATTGTAGAAAATACAAACGCTGACCAATACCCACCTACTATAGAATTATATAAAAATTCAGCTAGTGCTGATAATACTGATTTAAATGGTGTATTATATTTTTACGGTAATAACAACAATGCCTCTCCAGAAAAAATAGATTATAGTCGAATTGAAAGTCAGATAGGGAGTATGGCTGATGGTACTGAAAGAGGTATATTAAAATTCTTCAACATGCAAGGTGGTAGTAACTCTAATATTTTTACACTATCTGGTAATAGTACTGCTGGTTTCCTAGGAACTATACTTGCTTCTGGAGGTCTAACTCTGCCTTCTACTTCAGATGATTTCACCATGGGAGGTAACGCAGTTAATGATATTAAAATACATTCAGATTCGGTAAGCACTAGTAATAGTGATTTAGTAACTGCAAAGTATATAGGCACTCACTATGCACCTATATCTACAACAGGAACCATCGGTGGTTCTATATCAGATAACCAAATAGCTATAGGAGCTTCTACAGCTAATTCTATAGAAGGAGCTGATACTTTTAATTGGGATGCATCTACACTTACTATGACAAATACTGGTGATACCGCTATTACTTTACTAGGTGATGCAAATAGGTCAGGTGAAAACTCACACGCTATGGCAATGAGAGGTAAGTGGGACGGAACAGTTATTGGTACTATGATGATTATGACCGGTCCAGATACCACTAACAAAGATGATGGTCAATTAGCGTTTTACACAGCGAGTGCTGGTACACAAGCTGAACGAATGCGCATAGATGAAACGGGTAATGTTGGTATAGGTACAAGTGCACCTGATAAAAAATTAGATGTAAGAGGTGATAGTTCGACTTGGCCTATAGCTGCACTATCCGGTGCTAATACACATGGAACTGGTTTACAACTTTATAATAGTAATACAACAGTACAAGATTGGGCTATTATAGGTGGTGGTGCCTCACACAACTATACATTTAGAGTATATGACCAAACCGATGCTACTTATCGTTTTGCTATAGATAGAGATGGTAAAGTAGGTATAGGAGGAACTAATTCAGAGATTGTTAATCCGGGAGCTCTACTTCATATTAATAGTGATACAACAGGAGATGTAGAAGTTCTACGACTTGAAAACTCTAA